CAACAGATCCCTCCATCCCCCGCATTAGAGGGGAGAACGTACCGGGTTACACCCGGTATCCTTAGTCAGGGAGCCACAACGAGGTGGCCTCTGACACAGGAACCCAGCCAAGTCCGTGGCCGATAACGGCGTCGCGGGGAGTGATCCCCTTAGCGCCATCACCGGTTCCGTACAAAGCTGTCGCTAAAACTACTCCAGGTTTCCAGTGCTCCCACGCGATTCGTTTGAATCGTATGGGCCTGTAGACTCTAAAGTAGCGGAGGTGCGATCGCTGCCGTGTTGTCGTCCAGAACTCCGGGGAGTCATGGATGAGTAGGTCCCCGAGGCTTTGTGGGCCTCGTAACCTACGGATGTGAGCTGGAATAGAATCCAGAACGCATAACCAAGCACGGTGAAGGTAAGAGCGGCGAGGATTAGAGAGATCGTTTGAACGACCCATCCTCCGAATGCCGTTAGCCATAGCGATGTAGTGTTGTGGTTCACTTGGGTATTCCTTTAAGAAAAAAGGGCGCACATCGACGCCTTTAAAGTAGTCCCCACCACAACTCTCCCTGAAATCTCCACTTATAAAGGTTTTATCCTCGTTCGGTTTGAATCCCAGGTATTTGAGAGCACCTAACACATCTTCAGCAAGAAACGTGGGGACAATAATGTCATCCCCATAGACCCAAATCCCGTTTCCCGGAGACACCCTTTGGATGTCTGGGTTGCGGTATCGCCAGAGATTTCTCACGGCGAGGGCGATAGCCAAAAAGATGGCCGTTTCAAGTTCAAATGTGTAACCGTTTCCCATGCTCGAGAATTTCTCAAGCGTCACGACATTACCACCGATAAGAGTGGTTGGGCTACGGAGCTCGGAAAGCACCGTGTGCCAATCGTGGGGCAGCAGAAGTTCGACCAAAACCTTGCTGACAGTGTCACTAGCGTTAGAGAGGTCGATCGTTGCAAACGCGCCAGTAATACTGGCTTCACGGGCAACCTGCCTATGAATTGTTTGCCCATCGCGTAGGTTCACACCCGCGTGACGGAGTCTTTTCCGTATCGCCCTACCATAGGCGAGTTGGAAATAGGAGTTTAGCGAAGGCTCGACAGCAATGCCGCGGTCCTTCGTGCAGTCCTTTGGCACCGTAGTAAAACGGTTACCGGCGACAACAACCGGAAATCTCCCCGATTCACAACAGTCTTTCGACCATTGCGTGCCCACCCAATTGAATAGGTGGGGCCAAAAATCGGAGGTCATAGTGGGTCGAGATGACATTTTATCGGGCACTGTGGTTAGCAGCCCCTTATCGGCATAGGTAGAACCAGGACCAAAACGACCTTTTAGGCCGTCCGGACACTTTCCTAATAACTTAAACATTTCTTTACGCGCTTCTGCGATAAGCAAAATACACGCACTGCGGGGCCCGGAAGACTCGTGAGCAAGCTGCTCAGTCGCCAGGGTGTCCCACAAGTGAACATTCAAGCGTTGGTTGGTTCGCTTGCATAGCGCTTCACATTCGAAAAAACTCTTTTCCGCGACGGCCTTACGGTCGATTTTGGTAGGGAGATCCGCGCACTTGCGCAGAAACGATGTGACCGCGACGTCGCCGAAATAAATCTCGGCGTCATCATAAGCAAGAGGGTTGACCTTCAAAGATGAGAGATCATCCCAACGTCCATGCTTTAAGAGGTTTAGAACCTTTTTTGACATGTCGCTACCGATTCCTTGACATAAACGTACAAGGACCTTTTCCACTTCAGTGGGAAGAGTTTCGTGTGTCATGAGTAAGACTCCGACTGTTAAGTCGAGGCGTAGGCTGCTTTGGCCTGGTCACGGAAGTGAGCAGACCCGAACAGATTGAGGCCCTGGCTGACGTATTCGTCGATGACGGACTGATCCATGCCCTGAGGCACGGGAATGTCCAAGCGCATCTTCGGCTTGTCAACAACAGAAATCTTCCCATCGGTCGCGGTGGCCGTAACCGGGTACGAAAACTCAGCAATCAGGCGGCGTACTTGCCCATTCCCGTTTGGAGACGTAACCACGGACAACTCAGGCTTGAAGGCCGGAGCAGAGCCAATAGGCGACCGCCACTTGGCGGGGCTTTTATCCCCCGCCGAGGGGACGACACCGGTGTAAAGTACATCAGTCGTGCCGTCGTTCTTTTTAACAGTAATGTTCTGTTGGTTAGGCATAATGCCCTCCTGGTTTGGTTGATCAGTGCTTCTTAGGAGAAAGAAAACTCTGAATTAATAACGATATCGCGGCGAGGCCGCGGCGTGGTGACAATACCCACGGTGGTTTCACCGCGAGACTAGGCCCTGGTATGGGACCCACTTGCCTTCTTACGTTTACCGCCTCAAACTCACCAGATTTCCGGATGACCCCAACGGGTTTGCCGTAGTCGATGGATTGATAGTAGGTAGTAACGCGATCCTTGTTGAAACTAGTGACTGAGGATTCGAGAAATTTGAATCCAAGGAAGTCTGTGTAGCTGGACAGCACGTCTCCAACATTCACAAACCAATCAACAATGAAGCTGAATGGTACAAGTTCCCAGGCAACTACAGCGGGATTGACAAAACCCATTTGACTCGCGAGGCGAGCATTAGGGTCATCAACCTCAACACGAGCTAAGATCGTAAAACCACTCGTCACGATGTGCCTCTGTTTATCTACAGGTGCACTTCCGACAGAATAAGTGGTTGGAGTAGTACGACTGGCTTTACCGCGGATGCGATAATTAGGGATACCTTGTGTAAGTATCTCAATAGAGTTTCCGATGTCTTGGACAAGGGGGCTCCAGCCGAAATGAAACTCGAGGTAGTTGTTGGCGAAAGCACGGTGCGAATCCTCACGGATTAGGCCCCGATCTCCGCCTACCTTAACAGACGGCTTGCGACCTCTGTGTTTCTTAAGGTAAAAGTTTCTCGCACGCTGTTCAACGGTCCCACTTTCGTCGTCTCTCCAGACGGCGTAGGTGAAAGGTTGACGGCGACCCTTTTTATAACGAACCCGCCTTACGGGCGGAGCCGTTACGCCGAGGATGCGCGACGCTTCATGAAAGTTTAACTTCCTAAGCGCCCTTGCGAATTGGAACAGCTGTAAAGACCGTTTTGCGATCATATCAACAGCCTGTTTTCGTTCGGCGAGAGTGACAGCAAGTGAAGCTGCAGTTCCGAGTTTATCTTTAAACTTCTCATACGCTTGGTTATAGACCCGAGGGTCAGGCGTCAGATTGTAGAGCACAGAATCACAACCCGCTCCCCAGTTACCTGGTTCGTTGGTTGAGTAGTTGTGGATTTTCCTACTCTGAAAAGAGAAATTCAAAGGCAAGTTGTATGGCTTAGCCTGTCTATATCCGGTCCTCTTAAGGGTAAACCCTTTGAGGCCTCCATTATAATTCATGAAGGGAGACATAGTCTGTAAACTAACAGAAGGGGCCACTGTGATCGGTTTCATCTTAGACTCTCACGAGTTGAACAATGAAACAGCCCCCCGACTCCGGTAACGTGCTCGTCACGTTCGGATCGAAAGGTGGTACTCTCAACCAGAGCAGCCAGGTAGGCCGCTCGAGAAGACCATTTTCACATAAGAAAGAAGCAGAAGCCAGCGAGTGCTGACCTCCACAGGTTATGCCTTG